TAACATCGTTATCTGTTCTTCAGACGTTGCTTCTGCTCTACAGATGGCTGGTGTTCTTGACTACGCTCCTGCTCTTAACTCAAACAACCTACAGGTTGATGATACTGGTAATACCTTCGCTGGTATTCTAAATGGTCGCCTAAAGGTTTACATCGATCCATACGCACTAGGTGGTAACTACCTAACTGTTGGCTATAAGGGTTCATCAGCTTTCGACGCTGGTCTATTCTATTGCCCATACGTTCCACTACAGATGGTACGTGCAGTTGATCAGTCATCATTCCAGCCTAAGATCGGCTTTAAGACTCGTTACGGCATGGTCGCAAACCCATTCGCCGAAGGTCTTTCACAGGGTCTAGGTCGCTCAAATGTGATCAGCACTAACAAGTATTACCGTAGAGTTATTGTTAATAACCTTATGTAATCTTTATTCGGACAAAGATCCGATGTCTAGAAACTGGGGCGGCTTCGGTCGCCCCTTTTTTCATATATAAATAGTATGAAAGGAGTTACCATGTCAGCAATAGATAATACACCAGAAAACAAAAATTTTCTATCGCCTCTGAATTTTAAGTTCAGCCTCAAAAGAGCGCCGCATGTAAACTTCTTTATCCAGAAAGTAAACGTACCTTCATTGGGATTGCCAGTAGTTGTATTTCCAAATCCTATGGTTAACATTCCAATCCCAGGAGAACATCTATCTTATGGTGATTTAGATGTTACATTCAAAGTTGATGAAGACCTACAAAACTATCTTGAAATTCACAACTGGATTAAATCATTAGGCAAACCACAAACATTTGAACAGTATAAAACCATCGCAGCCAAAAACGAATATACTGGAGAAGGTCTTAGATCAGATATATCTCTAATGGTTTTGTCTAGCACCAAGTCTGCGAACTTTGAAATTGTTTTCGCAGAAGCACATCCTATATCTCTTTCTGGACTTGTTTTTAATACAACCGATGATAATGTTAATTATGTAGAAGCATCCGCCAGCTTTAAGTATACTTACTACGACATAAATAAAGTTTGACTTTTTTCTTAAAATATAGTATTATAAAATATTAGATGAAAACTGTGAGAGTATAATGACTATAGATGAGATATTAGAGAACTGGCATATAGATTCTCAGATTGACAGAACAGAGCTTGGTGATGCAGCTCTTGATATTCCCAAACTCCATCATAAATATTATCAGATTTTTGTCAAGGAAAAAATGATTCTGCGTAAGCAAGAGTCAGACATGAAGCAACTCAAACTTGACAAGTATGAATTTTTAACTCAGGGTCCAAACGAAGAGACAAAAGAAAAGGGTTGGAAACTTCCACCAAAAGGTATGATCCTCAAGGGAGACTTACCTATGTATCTGGATGCAGATCCGGATGTAGTAACTCTTTCTCTCAAAATTGGATACCAACAGGAAAAGATAGAACTACTAGATTCAATCATTAAGACCATTATTAATAGAAATTTTATTATTCGTAATGCAATTGATTGGCAGAAGTTCACTATGGGAGCATAATGGATAAAGTACAGATCGAGAAGTTCGACGAAGTTTATATAAAGATCAAAGCCGAACCTAGTGTTATGATGGAGATGAGCGAGTATTTTACGTTCATGGTTCCTGGTGCTAAGTTTATGCCATCATATCGTTCTAAGTTTTGGGACGGTAAGATTAGACTTCTCAATGTTATGACTGGCCTATTATATGCTGGTCTAACAAAATACGTAGAAGAATTCTGTAAGTCAAGAGAATACGAATTAGAATATCTTACAGACCTTTCTTCCGAGAATTTTTCTGTCAAAGAAGCAAAGGATTTCATTGCCAAGCTAAAGCCAACAATGGAACCTAGAGACTATCAGATAGATGCATTTGTTCATGCTGTAAGAGAACGTAGAGCTCTATTACTTTCGCCAACTGCATCTGGTAAGTCATTTATTATCTATCTACTTGTGAGGTATTATGCGAAAAGAACTCTTATTTTGGTACCAACTACTTCTCTTGTTAGTCAGCTTGCCAGTGATTTTGCTGACTATGGCTTCGACTCTGATACTTTTGTTCATCGTGTGTTCGCTGGACAAGATAAGGGATCAACAAAACCAATCACAATCAGCACTTGGCAGAGCATATACAAGCTACCTAAAGAATTCTTTAGTCAGTTTGATGTTGTCATCGGAGACGAAGCTCATCTCTTCAAAGCAAAATCTCTTACTTCTATACTTACTAAACTATCCGGATGCCGCTATCGTTTTGGATTTACCGGAACATTGGATGGTACTGAAACCCACAAGCTCGTCCTTGAGGGACTCTTCGGAGCAGTCAGAAAAGTCATCACAACAGCAGAGTTGATTGAACAAAAACATCTTGCTGCTTTCAAGATTAAGGCGATTGTACTGTCATATCCAGACGAAGCAAGAAAGATGATTGCCAGAGCAAACGACTATCAATCCGAAATGGATTATCTTGTTAGATTAGATGCAAGAAATAAATTTATTAGAAACCTAGCATTATCACTAGAAGGTAACACTCTACTTCTATTTCAATTTGTCGAAAAGCATGGTAAAGAGCTCTATGCTAAGATCAAAGAAGAAGCTAGTGATAGAAAAATATTCTATGTAGCAGGAACTGTTGAAGGCGAAGAACGAGAAGAAATAAGAAAGATTGTAGAAAATGAGTCTAATGCTATTATTGTCGCTTCTTTTGGTACTTATAGTACCGGAGTCAATATTAAGAATCTCCATAATGTTATTTTTGGTAGCCCAAGCAAGTCTCGCATCAGGAATCTCCAATCAATTGGTCGTGGGCTACGTAAGTCTGATACGAAAACTGCTGCTACCTTATATGATATAGCAGACGATCTATCATGGAAGAATAAGAAGAACTATACGTTATTACATTTTATGGAACGAATTAAGATCTATAATGAAGAGAAGTTTCAGTATAAGATCTATAAGGTATCTTTAGATTATTAATTTCATTTGGTGCACTAGTGATTATACTCGCACTGCAAAAAAAGTCAAGGAATATATTATGGAAGCGAAGAAACCAAAAAGAAAAACAAATTATATCAATAACAAAACCCTCTACGGGGCGATGATACATTACAGAAATGATTTAAAAGAAGCTGTATCGAACGGTAAAGATAAACCTATTGTTCCAAAATACATCGGTGAATCTATTCTTTTGATTTGTAATAATTTGGCAAAGAAACCAAACTTCTCTGGGTATACATATAAGATGGATATGGTTTCTGATGGAGTTATGGATTGTATCTCCGCTGTGGATAATTTCGATCCAGATAAAACAAACAATCCTTTCGCTTACTTTACACAGATCGCTTGGAATGCATTCCTTCGAAGAATACAGAAAGAAAAGAAGCAGACTTATATTAAACACAAAAATTATGAAAACAGTTTCCTTATGATCGATACTTACGATGAAGGAAACAAATCTATGCAGTTGAAAACTAATGAGTATTCAGACGAGATCGTTAGGTCGTTTGAAGCAAAGTTGACAAAAACTAAGAAAGCTAGTAAACTGGTTGGAGTAGAAAAATTTTCAGAGGTAGAAGAAGATGAAGAATGAACATCTCGTGCCTGTTAACATTCAGGACATTGTTAATAGATTAAACGATAAGACTATTAGAGAAAACGAAAAGGCTAATCTTTTGCTACGCTTAGATGCCATTCGTGATTATGTTACAGCAGCTGTTGTTAAGGCAAATTCTAAAAGCGATCAGTTCGGTAAAAATCGCTAATAACTAAATAGTCTTTATGAACGCCTAATAAATAGGAGTATAAAAAGACTATGTTTGAAGAAAACAAATATTCTAAATGGTATGACAATATCATAAAACACGCTAAAAGAAGAGCTATTTTAAGATCGTATTTTGATGGAGAATACCATCATATAATACCAAAATCTTTAGGCGGAACGGATGACAAACAAAATATCGTTAAATTAACTTATCGAGAACATTTTGTTTGTCATCTTTTACTTACTAAAATGTGTAAGGATAAATCTCAAAAAGCAAAAATGTGTTGGGCTTTACATAGATTGACTTTTTCTAGAAATTATTTTGGGAGTTATCAATATGAAATTACCAGAAAGGTTCATATAAAAAACTTTACAGAAAATCATCCTTCGAAAAGATTCAGTAATTGGGGCGATAAAATGTCAAAAATAATTGAAGAATCTTGGAAAGAAGATGAAATTCGTAGAGAAAATATGAAACGAAGAATGGGTCAATGGAGAATAGAAAATCCAGAAAAAAGTAAACAAATATCTATTAACAATTTACCCAAACCTATGTTCGGAAAAGATAATCCTGTTTCGAAAAGAATAGAATATAAAGGTAATTTTTATTATGGTTGGAGAGAATTGATGGAACAAACAGGCGTTTCAAAACATATCTATGAAAAATATTATTTGAATAATATTCCTTTTGAGCATAGAATTGGATCAAATGGACCGGAGAAAAAACTTCCGTGAAAATAGCCCTACTAACAGACTCGCACGCAGGTGTCAGAAATGACTCCCTAGCATTTCATGATTATATGAAGAGATTTTACGATGATGTATTTTTTAGGTACCTCGACGACAACAATATTAGCACTGTCGTTCATTGTGGGGATATTGTTGATCGCCGTAAGTATATTAACATTAATACTGCTTATCGTTTACGAAAAGATTTAATCGAACCAGCTATTGCTCGTGGTATTACCTGGCATCAGTGTTTAGGTAATCATGACACATATCATAAAAATACTAATGAAGTTTCATCTTTTAATGAACTTTTTCGCAAGTATGACATAAATATATATGATAAAGCAACCGAAGTAATGTTCGGTGATACTAATATTCTGTTAATTCCTTGGATTTGCGATGATAACAAGGAACATTCCTTCAACATAATAAGGAATACAGATGCACAAATTGCTTTCGGTCATTTGGAACTGGAAGGATTTGAAATGTTTAAAGGTTCCATCGTTTCTCACGGAGATGATCCAAGTTTGTTTGGACGTTTTGATATTGTCTGCTCTGGGCATTTTCATCATCGCTCACACCGTGGCAACATTTATTATCTTGGTAGCCCTGCAGAGTATACTTGGTCTGATTATAATGATCCTCGAGGGTTTCACATATTTGATACAGAAACGAGAGAACTGACATTTATTGAAAATCCATATAAGATGTTTCATAAGTTCTGGTATAATGACGGAGATCCTAAGTTTGTAGACTCCGATATTGATTACACACAGTTTGCTAATAAAATAATCAAAATTATTATTACTGAAAAGAATAATCCTTATTGGTTTGAGAAGTTTATAGAGAACATTGAGAAACAAAATCCTGTAGATATCCAGATTGTAGAAGATCATCTTAATCTTAACTTAGAAGAAGATCAAGAGATCGTAGACGAAGCCGAGTCTACTATCGAGATATTTAAAAAGTATATTACTGGCGCCGAAGTAAAAGGCGTTGATAAAGTTAGATTAGAAAACAAGATTGTAGAATTATATAATGAAGCATTAACAGCGGAGTAAATTATGAATCGTCGTAAATTATTTTCCTTTCTCCCTTTGGTTCCAGTTTTAGCTAGTGCTGTTGTTATTAAAGAAGCACAAGCAGAAGAAAAACCTGCGGATAATAATGCTAATACGTTGCGTCTTATGGGTATGAAAAAGAAAAGCAAAGAGCCTTATTATAATCCTAATGCTATTATGTATCTTGGAACACCTTATGAAGTTGATGATACAACTCATGTAACAATGGCAGTTGGTCGCGACGGTAATCTTTGGTTAAAGTCTGCTGATGGTGATTGGAAACGTGTGGTAACAGAATGAAATGCAAACTGAATAAGATAGTTGGCGGTCCCAAATTAAAATGGTATTGCGAAATTTGTAGGAAATTATTTGATGTACCAAATCCACCATGTGAAAATAAATGATTTACTTTAAGAAGCTAAGATGGAAGAACTTCCTTTCGACTGGAAACATATTCACAGAGATCGATCTAGCCAGCAAGGATACTACTCTCATTGTTGGTATAAATGGGGCTGGGAAATCCACGATTCTGGATGCTCTGACTTTTGGACTTTTTGGCAAACCCTTCCGAAAGATCAACAAGCCACAGCTAGTAAACTCAATCACACAAAAGAATTGTTTGGTAGAGATAGAATTCTCAATAGGAACTAACGAATATAAAATTATTCGTGGTATGAAACCAACTGTGTTTGAAGTTTATATGAACGATAAACTTCTTAATCAGTCTGCAGAAATGAAAGACTATCAAGAAATTCTTGAGAAGCAGATCATTAAAGTAAACCAAAAGTCTTTCAGCCAAGTTGTTATTCTTGGATCAGCCACATTCCAACCATTCATGCAGCTACCAGCTGGCCAACGCCGCGAGATTATTGAAGATCTATTGGATCTCCAAATCTTTACTATCATGAATTCTTTATTGAAAGATAAGGTTCTTATCAACAGTGGATCAATTTCAGATGCTCTGAACGAAAAGAAGATTATTGATTCTAAAATAGAATTAACCAAGCAGCACATACAGCAGATCAATGAGAGTAATCTCAAGATTATTTCTGAAAAAGAAAAGCTGATCGTTGAGACTAACAAACAAATAAAAGAATTAGCCAAAAAATATTCAAAGCTGGAAAAAGAAGTAGAAAAGATCC